TCAAGATGCAAACGGTCCTGCGAATCTTCGCAAGGCATTGAAGCGAGCAGAGAAGGAAAAGAAAGAGCTGGCAGAACAATTGGCTGCCATCCAGTCTGACCTACGCTCACGCTCCGTCAAGGAAGTATTGGCACAGAAAGGCGTACCTGACAAGGTAGCCAAGTTCATACCTGGCGACGTAAGTACGCCAGAGCAGATTGACTCATGGCTCAGCGAGAATGCCGACGTGTTCGGTTTCGCAAAGCCAGAAGAAGCTGCTCAAGCAAGCGAGGAATCGCAAGCGCAAGTTGCCTCATATCAGCGTATTAACGCTGCTACTCAGAATGCAAGTACTCCAACCCGCGACCAAGATTTGGCCGCAAAGCTGGCTGGAGCTAAAACTCTTGATGAGTTGAACGCATTGACCGGCAACCCAACTACACGCTTCACTCGCGGCAATTAAACCCATCCGCACAAACCTTATAGAAAGAAGGTGAACGCATGAGCAACGCATACACAGACTCGTCATCTGGCTCACTAGGTAACTACTTAGTACAAACCGCCTATGACCGCTATGTAGAATTCGCTCTCCGTGCTGTTCCTCTCGTCCGCGATGTCGCAGACAAGAAGCCAGTACAACAGGCTATGCCTGGTTCTTCAGTAGTATTCCAGATTTACACAGATTTGGCTGCTGCTACAACCGCACTATCTGAGGACGTAGACCCAGATGCAGTTGCACTCGGAAACACCACACAGGTTTCCGTAACACTCAACGAATACGGTAACGCTTCTCTTGCTACCCGTAAGCTTGAGTTGTTCTCACTCTCAGATGTTGACCCAGCAATTGCTGACATCATCGCCTTCAACATGGCTGACTCTCTTGATACAGTCGCGTTGCAGACCCTTACCGGTGGACCAAATGCTATCGCAGAAGTTAACGGCTCAGCTGTTTCAACCTATGCTGGTACCTACACCAACGGTACAACCAACAAGTCAATCCTCGGAACTGACGTTATCAAGTCACGCGACATCCGTTTGGCTGTTGCTAAGCTCCGCGCTAACAAGGCTGTTCCACGCCAAGGCGAGTACTACTGGGTTGGTATCCACCCAGAAGTTTCACACGACTTGCGCGCTGAGACAGGTGTTGGCGGCTGGCGTGATGACCACAAGTACTCCGAGACTGGTGCTGGCGAATTCTGGCCAGGAACCATCGGAACCTACGAAGGTGCAATGTTCGTTGAGTCACCTCGTATGGCTAACTTTGCTGACGGTACAGGCGCTGGTTCTTCTAGCGGTACCTTCGGTACTTCTTCATATGTTAACGCTACTGGTGGTGTTCGTGTATTCCGTACACTCGTCGCTGGTAAGCAAGCACTGGCAGAAGCTGTAGCTGAAGAGCCACATGTTATCTTCGGACCAGTTGTCGATAAGTTGATGCGTTTCCGTCCAATCGGATGGTACGGCGTTCTTGGATGGGCACGTTATCGTGACGCTTCCTTGGTTCGTATCGAATCAGCTTCTTCGATTCACCAGGCTTAATTAACTAAGTCACCGTGATAGGCCCGTCAGATAGTGGGCGGGCCTACCACACTTAACAAGGAGAAACATGGTATACCAATTCACACCACCAGCGGTTGATGAAACCCCAGCAGGTTTTGGCCGTTTGATGTGGCGTTTTCGTATTGCCCGTGGGGACACGCTTCTTGTTAATGGAACAGCAGTAACTCGTGTCCGTACCCCAGGTGTAGACCAAACCCTTGAGGCTGATTACTACTACCTCGGTGGCCACATCTACTACATTACAGATGTAGAAGCAACGATTTTGACTAACGCCGGATACGGCTCATATATTACAACGGTTTAGGGAGAGACGTGAATCCAGGACGCTATAACATCACAGTCATCAACAGCACAACTTTTGCCCTATCACCATCATGGCTTATTAACGATGCCCCTGTCAACCTTACGGGCTACTCGGCTGACATGCAGGTACGCGACGTTAGCAACAACCTTATTGTAGAAATGTCTACAGCCAATGGCAAGATTACCCTTACCGCTGCCACTGGCACAATTAACATTGCTCTTACAGCAACTCAGACTTCATCTGCCAACCTTCCAGCTGGCAACTATACCTACGCATTAAATGTAACAGACCCATCCAATAACGTTTATCAAATCCTTCAAGGCGCATTTGTAGTAACTGCAAGCACGGTGCAATAATGGCAGATACAACGCCTACCTACGTTGTTCAAATACCTGTCTCCACTAGCGTTCTTAACGTCTCATCGAATCAGGGAAGCCTTAGCACAAGCGTTGTGCAAATCCCTATCACAACCAACGTCTATAACGTTGGCTCTCAAAAGTATGAGATAATTGAGCTAGGTGTTATTGGCCCACAAGGCTATCAAGGTAACATTGGTGTTACTGGCCCAGTAGGTGCTACTGGCGCTACCGGTGCTAACAGCACCGTGGCAGGCCCACAAGGAAACACAGGCCCTACCGGACCTACTGGCGCACAAGGTAACACTGGTTCTACCGGTGCTAACTCAACAGTGCCAGGTCCAACTGGCCCAACTGGCGCAACAGGCGCTCAAGGAAATACAGGTGTAACAGGTGCAAACTCAACAGTCGCTGGCCCTACAGGGTCAACAGGTAGCACAGGTGCTACTGGGACTACTGGCAATACTGGTGCCACTGGCATTGTCGGCCCTACTGGTAGTACTGGAGCTACGGGCAATACAGGCTCAACAGGAGCAACCGGTTCTGGACAAACGGGTGCAACGGGAAGTACAGGCAGCCAAGGCCAGACTGGCCCAACTGGGTCAACAGGAAACACTGGCAGCACAGGCGCTACAGGCGCAAGTGGAACCACAGGTTCTACTGGACCTACGGGTAATACAGGAAGCACAGGGCCTACTGGACCCACAGGCAGCACAGGAGTAACTGGTGGAACTGGCGCAACTGGAAATACTGGAGCAACAGGCAATACCGGAGCCACAGGACTTACTGGTAACACTGGCCCAACAGGTGCAACTGGTTCTACAGGAAGCACTGGTTCAACTGGACCAACTGGAAGCACGGGTAATACAGGAGCTACTGGCCCTACAGGTTTAACTGGCAATACTGGTCCGACAGGCCCTACGGGCGCTACGGGCAATACAGGTGCTACAGGTAATACTGGCGCGACTGGTAACACAGGCGCTAATAGCACCGTTCCTGGCCCTACAGGCCCTACTGGAGCCACTGGAGCGACAGGTAGTGGTGCAACAGGTGCCACAGGTGCTACGGGTGCAGGCGGTGCGCTGGGCTATTACGGCAACTTCTACGACACTACCACTCAGACCAACGCTGGCGCTACAAGCGCTAACCTCATCACCATTAACACTGATGCTGGCTCTAGTGGAGTAAGCATTGTATCTGGCAGTCAGATTACCTTTGCCTATGCTGGTACATATTCCGTCAATCTGCTTGGTCAATTCATTACCACAGGCGGCGGTAGCAACTATCAGGTCAATGTCTGGTATGCCCTCAATGGCACAGCGGTGACTGAATCAACCGCAATTTTTACCACCTCTGGCGTTAACAATCAAGTGCTTGCCAACATTGAAGACTTGGTTACCGTCAACGCTAATGACTACATCCAGTTCTACTGGTCCTCACAAAATACATATATGGAGTTGCTTGCCGCATCAGCAGGTTCATCTCCAACTCGTCCCGCTTCCCCAAGTGTTAACCTTCATGTCGAACAGATTATGTACACACAACTTGGACCGACAGGAGCAACGGGTGCCACAGGAGCCACAGGTACAACAGGAACCACAGGAGCAACTGGGCCTACGGGAGCGACTGGCGTCACAGGACCAACAGGGCCGACAGGTAATACTGGCAGCGCTGGCGCGACTGGAGCTACAGGGGCTACTGGACAAACAGGCTCGACAGGTGCTACGGGAAGCACGGGAGCAACAGGCGCAAACGCAGTTTACGACACGGACCAAGCGGTAATTTCAATGCAGGTATTTGGATAGGATAACCAATGGCAAACTACACAAAGCAGCTTCTCTCAGCCTCATCACAAGGCCAGCCCATCACCGTTGTTCAGACTGCCTCAACCGGCACAACCATCCACGCCACAGGTACATCCTCATCCACGATTGACGAAGTATGGCTCTATGCCAACAACACTTCTACCTCTCCTGTCTTGCTGACGGTTCAGTTTGGCGGCACGGGCGCGGTACAAAATGCCAAGCCGATTACCCTAGCCCCACAGTCAGGCGATGTTCTTATCGTTGCAGGACTGCCCCTAACAGGCACAGGCTCAGCGGCTTCTACTGTTTATGCTTTCGCGGCAACCGCTTCGGTTATCACCATTAGCGGGTATGTGAATCGCATCGCCTAATGCTCTGGTTAGCGTTGTATGCGATAAGCGTATCTGCAATTATTTTCTGGAATAACGCGAGGTATAAATAATGAGTAATCCAATCCGCAGAGGGCAAGCTGGCTCTCCTGTATCAGGCGGTATGCAAGGCGATAACGCTACGCCATTTGCCAATACTCATTTCATTTTGCCTTACGGCTTACGCCTTCAACAGACTTTATGGGGAAACATAATTTCCACCACTACTGCTGCGGGTGGTTATGCAACATATACAACTACCTATAATCATCTTTTTGTGCCAAATCAAAGCGTAACCATTACTTCAACTTCTGTTACTGGTTATAGCGGCACATTTACTATTTATGACACACCGACTGCTACAACTTTTAGAATTGCTACTGCTACAACAGGTGCGTCAACTGGCGGATATGCGACACCAATTACTTTGCCAACATCCATCCCTGCTGGTATTACATTTGTGTATGCAATTGCAATTGGCGGTGGGGGTGGCGGTTATGCTGGCGGTAACGCAAGCTCAGGTTGTGCGGGTGGAATATCTTGGGGATGGACATTGGCTACTTCATCTTGTGTAGTTGGTTTTAGTGGAGACGGTAACGTGAATAACGGTCTTGCTGGTTATACTCGTTATGGACATATAATGGCAGTAGGCGGTCAACCATCAAACGGTGGTGGTATCACTTCTTTTGGTGGTTATCTAAACCAATTGGCGGCTAATTATTTTGGTATGCCAGTTGGCGCTAACGGAAGCCCAACATCTTTCAACGGAAATAACGGT